TACGTTGACCTCCATGGTGCATCCACTTTGATTTTCAAATGTATATGTTGGCATTTTAAAGCGGGGGCGAGTCTCCCCTCCCCCGTGACACGTAACCCTATCAAGACTCCGCTTGTAACGGAATGTAGTATGTCCCGGCGCCAATCGCGGCACCCGAGCTGTCGACCAGTTTGACTTTCAAACCGTAGGTGATACTTCCCAGGCTGGACGTTGTCTTAATGACAGATCCTGCACTGGATGACGCATCTCCCTGGAATCCGATTCCAGCCTCATCATCGACAACAAATGTGATTGGTTCGTTGACTGGCTTTTGCGCCAATCTTACTTTTACTTCACTCATATTTTTGATCCCTCCAACATTGCGAGCATGCCATCGCGATCGAGATCGCCGCCGCTCTGGGTTTCAGACTCACCTCCAAGATCCACGCCATTGGCACTATTAGCATAAACACTGACAGTGCCGTCCCCCATGGATTCGACGGTGCCCTCAATCGTCACCGAGACAGAGTCTCCCTGGCTCGGCATTACCGCTTCCTCACCATCCATTAGCTGGACCGCTTCAGCGGGTATATCGATTGTGAATGGCATACTTCTTATTGTCCGTAGTTAGTGGTTGAGTAAACGCGAGCTATATGCAGCGGCTGAATGTTTTTCGCGGCGGTGTAAAACTTCATACCGACTTTGGTCTGCAAGTTCAGAGGATCTGACTTGTCTGCACCGTTGGTGATCTGCACTGATGGCGCGAATGGACTCTGAGAGTTCAAGCTCGCACATGCGTATGCTTCGGCACCAACTACAGCAGAACCGTAGTATGCTCCATTAGACACGTAAGTGTACTGATTTCCAACAGCGGCGCGGAATGGCTGAGTAGTCTCAACAAAACGAACACCGTGCAATCGACCAATCTCACCCCTGACAATGTTGTCTGGGTTCGCGTAATGGTGAGCGGCGATCCAGTCTCCATCGTTCATCAAATCGCGAGCGACCTGCGGTCCAACAACAGCGATATAAAACCCGTTAATTGGAGTTGCGCTCTGGATTTTTAAACTCGTACTGGCGTCCAAAAAGTCAGTCGCATCGACGGCACTTATCGAGGAACCCCAAGTAGTTGTGGATCCTGAAAAGATGTTATTGTCACCTGGGACCGGGTTGGATGTATCATTGATAAATAGTTCATCGCGGATGAGTGAATCCATCTTTAGCGCTGAATCCCTACCCACTCGAAGCGTGGCTTGCTCCAGGTTGTTGAACAATTCAGTGGCTGATGCCAGATCTGAAATTGCAATAACTTGACCAAACTGCTCCAAAGCAACATCGATCGAATCGATTGCCAAAGCGTTTGCTGCCGGGTTAGTACCCTCAGTAATTGCTGACACGTTTGCGGCATCTCCAGCGGCGTATCTGAAGAAACGCATGGAATTTGATCCGCTTTTTTCTGGCAGAGATTGCTTGGATGCGAACTGATCCAGGACCAGTGTCTCTTCGATAGTGTCGAGCAGAGACTTGCTGAAGTATTCCTGCAATGCATGCAGTTTTAAATCGTTAGTCCCTGAACCAATGGTTGAAGTTAAGTTCCTACTTGCGTCTGTAGCCATATTTTAAATCTCCTAATTATCGGACTCGCGGATCATTTTCAGAATTGCATTCCGCTGATCCGAGCGCGACATGTCGCTAAAGCCCGGCGGACCTGTTCTCCTGGTAACGTCCCCTCCTCCGAGGTTTGTTTTTCGTTTAAAGTTATCGAGCTCGTCTTTGAGCTTTTTGTTTTCGGTTTTAATGGTTTCGAGTTTGCGAGAGTCGACATAATATTTGGCGACTTCTACCGCATCAGCGAAACCCGTGCTGTAAGTTGTCAGAGCGGGTTTGTTATCAATCAGATGTTTCACCGCTTTATACAACTCACTGTCCGGCTGCTTCAGATCTGGATTTTCTTCCGAGAGCTTTGCAACAGACTGAGACCATTCCCGCTTAAACTTATCGATCTCGACAGTTTTCGATGCATTCTGTTTTCGATTACGAGAGTCTTCCGCCATCTTCCTCGCCTGTTCAGCGAGATCCGGCTCCCCCTCATCCTCGAATCTCTGAGCTACCTGATCGTATACATCCGGCGAATGCTCAGTGCCCGATTGAGACAACTCCTCCGCGACTTTTACTCGCTCTTGATCTAATACGTTGCGGTCCGTTTCGACTTGCTCCCTGAGCGCTTTGAGCTGCTCTTTTTCCTGTTCGATTTTCTTCCAGGATTTAGCTTGTCTTGCTTCCGCTTTGCGTAACTTTTCATAGCGATTTTCGGTTTTGGAATCAGCCTCATCGGCGGCATCTTCTGTCTCGATCGGTTCCGTTTTATCGGTCTGATCATCGACTTGAACCTCATCATTGGCAGCGTCTGGTTCTTTCGCTGTAGGAGACTCTTTCTCCGGATCGGAAGTCGGCGACTCTTCCACTTCTTCGCCTGCGAGCATTCTCAAAAGAGACTCGCGATCCATTGTTTCGTCCATTATTTCTCTTCATCATCCGCGAGTAGTCCGTGCGAGACCAACGTATCGAGACAACCTATGCCGTCTCGAAAACCCGCTGCATAACCAACATTGTATTGGGCGTCAGTAGACCCACGATCAATAGACGTTAAACTCTGCTTAACTATCCACTGAAAAATTACCGTTTTAATTTTCTGGCCCAACTGGCTGTTGAGAAATTGTTCCAGGAGTTTCGCCTCCTCCCGTGTCCATACCGGACTGGAGGTCTTGGGGACCATTTTGTTGAGGCGCCATATTGTCTTGAGTAGGTTGATTAAGTGCATTGGAAAGTTCTGCTACCTCTTGAGCTAAAGCCTGGGCCGCTTTGCCATCCTGTTCCTGGAACATGGCCATGTGCTGACCAAGATGCTCCTGGATTCGCTGTATCTCGACCGGATCGGTCTCAGCTTTCTGGGATGATTTGAGTGCCATGTAATCAAGCATCGTGCGAACGTGCACCGCATGATCGTCAGTGGCTTTGACCTGAGCGGGAAATCCGATTCGCATGATACCGAGCTCAACTGCCTGTTCCTCGGCGGCATCGGCTGCTTTGAAGTTGGGATCGACCAGTAATCGTTTGACCAGGCCGCTATCGTCGGCTTCGAGAACGGACTTGCGAAGCTCGAGCTGATTGACAAACGGATCCTGCGAAAACATCTGAAATCGACCGAGCGCTTTCTGATAATGGAACGTCTTATTTACCCCATCAGCCGATCCGGATGGGATGATTTCATACTCTTGGTGGATTGCTTCCTGGGGAACCTGCTCGAGTGTTTCGAGGTAGAAATAGTTCAGACTGGATCCATCGAACTGATTAAGCAGTGACCAGCATTGTTCATAGAGTTTGCTTAATTGCATGCGGAATGTTCGCATGCGAAGATCAGCGGATTGGCTGAACAGATTACCGATCGCGGAAATCTCAGTTGCCGTGCGGCGTTCCTGTTTATCCAGGGACTGAGAGATACCAAAATCTGGGGTGCTAACTCGCTGTTGAGCTAAGTCCCGGTAAAGAACCATGTGCGTATCAAAGCTGATCGGCGGAGACGGCATCGGTATCGGTGCAATGTCCTCGGGCAGTATTTGACCTGGAGTAAATCGGAGGTTGCTTGTATTAGGTAACGAACGAGAAGAGCGGAACAGAGGACGGTTATACAGCGTCATACAGTCATTCTTTTCGTTCAGCAGCTTGGAGAGTGCGGTCTCAAATACGGCAACCAACTCGACCACTCCTCGAGGCGAATACCAACCGGGATCTTTGACCTCGTATTGGAAAGAGATAAATGGAGGCAACCCATGGTCATAGGGTATCCGCATTGGCGGACGCACAGGCTCATCTGGGTTTTGAGGTGAGTATGTATAGATCTCCCACTCGCTATCGTCATTCTGACAATATGTCTCCCAGACAATGATCTGCCTCTCATGGGCATCAGTGATTCCCTCGCGAACAGTTTGTGACTGTCGACGCGTGTCATCACCTGCCTGGGAAGAATACCCCCCGGTGATTGTCTTTACAAAGTCTTCATCCTGGTTGAACCCAACCTGGCGCCGATAGCTTTCGGGCGTGTAATGCTGAATGTGCGTGAATCGATCAGCGGTCTCAAGTGATCTGCATTGGTTGGGAACAATCAGATGCATTGGATCGACACTCTCGAATTTGATCTTTTTGTGATCGAAGTCGTAGGTAGTCTTTAAAATTCCTCGACCGCTGACGAGCATAGCGTCAATGGCCGATATAATCTCATCCTGGAGATTGGATTTCTGTTTGAGCTTGTAGTCAAACCACTGAGCAGCAGCAGTTGTAAGAGCTGTATTTTGATCTTTGAGAGAGACAAATGAGGCGACCGTATCCAGGGCGAACAACTGTTGCACATAATACGGTTTGAGGTTGCTGATGATTGTGTCTGAAAGAGGGAAGTGGGCATCGCTTGCACCCGGCCATGGTTTTGACTTGCGCCTCAAACCGTGATGCCTGAGATCATAATACATTTG